TCATTTATCAAAATTTCTGTTGCCATATTTATTCACCTCTTTTGTAAACATCTGGGTTTAACCTGAAGGTTCCACCATTGTCTACTTTTATACCAAACTTTCTTTCGGTTTCAGGTTCTGCTTCTTTATCAGTTGCTTTACCTTTTCCGAATGAACGCTCGGTTTCTAGTTCTGGCACTGGCATAGCCGCCAATGCTTCGCTGAATCCAGTCAGCTTCATCTCGTCCCATGCTGATAATTCTTCTAAGCGTGATTCTTTCTTCTCCTCATCAACAGTTCCTAATAGAAGCTCCTTAGAGATAACAGCCTCGATAGTCTTGGCTTTTCTCTCCTCGGCTTCAGCTGCTTTGCGGGTCTCTTCTGCTTCTTTAAAAGACTCAATAGATTTGAGTGCTTCTTCATAAGCGGATTTTGATTTCTGCGTTAGCTGCTGTTGCTTCTTCTAACTGTGTTCTGAGTGAAGCGAATTCGCGCTCGACGATATTCTCAGCGTCGGATTTTACTTCCTTAACTTCTTCGGTCATGTTATTCACCTTTGTAGTTGTTGCTTCACAACATTCATTATCATCTTTACATGAATCACAGCAATCTTTATGCTCTTCATCTTCAGACTCTGAATGTCCGCATTCCTTTCCATCTTCTATTGTACATTCCTTACAGACGGGGTCCATTTTTTCATTATCTATGAAACTAATTTCAGTTGGAGTTATATTGGTAGCAAAATTGTTACCCATCACATCTACATCAGTTGAAAGCCAATCAATGCTAACGTGTGTCATATCTCCTTCTTTGACCTTATCCATCACTTCTTGTCCGCGGCCATATTTATTAGATACCATTGCTAGCATCTTAATAGCGGTCTTTCCATTGTCCATCTTGATTACCTCAGGGTTGGTAGCCATGCCAATTAAATCCTCTTCGGTTCTTTGATGGTCCACATAAATTGGNAGCTCGTTAAANCNNTCCATATGTTTTTCTAATACGTTTGGTTCAATATAAACTTTTTGTTCTTCTCCGTCTTCCTCATATTCATGAGGTCCGGATGTAATAGCGATAACAGGAAATGTAACAGTATCAATCCCTTCTTCGCTGGTAAGTGTAACTTCTTCTTCTCCTCCCATAGAAAGAGCAAAAGAGCGACGCACTGGCTCTAGAGATTTACCTGTTCCAAATTCCCGCTCAACACCATTATCCTCAGCCCAAAGGTTACACATACCTTCGGCCATCTCTGTGTGGTCATCAAAACCACGTTTCTTTAGGGTTGTACTTACAGTATCTATGCATTTATTAAATTTGTTCATGCTCTATCTCCTGTTGCGTTTGCGGACGGCTTATTGCCTCTATTTTGGGCTCTGGCAGATTCTTCTTTCTTATCTTGGTTTTTTCCACCAGAGATGTTTGCATTCTTATCGGTTTGTTCTTTTTGTATAGGGGATGCCTTTATATCTTCAGAAGTTTCCATATCTAATTCTGCAACTCCTTCAGGGTCAAGACCTCTCTCTTCTCTAACTTCACCGGGTGATAATACACCTTCAGACAGATATATCATATCAGTCTTAGCTTTAGTGAATGCGTCATCAACATTAATTTGCCTGAATTTGAATTTAGCTTCACCACTTTCTAATTGTGGCATCAACTGTGCATTGAGTGCTCCTTCTACCATAGTTTGTAAATATCTTACATATGGTTCAAAGATAGGTCTTGCTTCTTCAGGTCTATCCCACATAGTCATTGGTACTTTCAATGCCATGTGTATTTTCTTTAGAATATCATCGGTATACTTACCGTATTCAAAGGCACGTTGTGTACCTTGTAACTCTTTAATAACTATGTCGTTTCCATGTATAATATCTTCACCGGGCGCTAATGAATTGAATGCGTCAACAATTTCATTTATTTTATCCGGTCCATAAGGCATATCTGGTAAACCACAAGAAATATCAAATCTTGAACTAGCGTATTTATTTAACGCAGCTCCTATATCTCTTTCGGCATAATCTTTCAAATCTATTAAATACATAATAGGGTGTATATCTGATAACCCATATGCATAATCTTCAAAAGCATTATTCTTAAGTTCTATTATCTCATCAGGCTCAAATCTAATATCTTCTTTATCATCACCTATTTTCTGATAGTAGTACATTACTTGACCGTGCTCATTCCTTTTAACATACATGTTTTGGCTTGAGCGTAAAACTAAATTGTCTCCAGTCCATTCTAAATATCCAGTTCCAAATATACGTGCATTCCGTAGCCACCCATAAAGTATATTCTCCATGTTTATATCTCTAAACAGTTCTTCTACATCGTCTCTTAAGTCATCTTTATCTGTAACTATATCGAAACAATCTTTAACTGCGTAAAGACAAGGAAGGTCTATTAATGTTCTAACTATTGGGTCTGCCAAATAAACATTAAGATACATACGGTTACTTCCTATATGTTCTTCATATTTGTCTGACGTTTGAAAACCGTAGTTAGAATTAGATAATTTTAATCTTTTAATAACTCCTTCTCCATAACTTCGTGGGTCATCCTTCTTGAAGGCTGGTGCGCTGCCAATACTGGCAAAACGACGCCTTACATTATCAATAAACGACATGGCTAATAATTAAATAATATAAAATAGTATATAAAGCTTTCCTTAGAAATTACCATAACGGTGCTTATTTAACCGAACATTGCGCTGTCTAGTGGTAAAAAGTGGTCTTCCTGACACCTTTCCAGTCATACTTCTATTTATGCGTTGAGTGGCTCCTTGTTTCAAATCTACTTGTCCAAAACTACCTGCTCCGGGTAACATACTTAAAGTTGCGTGTAAACCCATGGCTGAACTATCACAGTAGTCATCATGTTTACCAGTTGGAGCTGCTATCCTTTCTGTCTTCTGTGAGGCATCCATAGTATATTGTAAATCGAAATGTTCTCTAATCCATTTGTTAATCAAACGAGCTTCATGTTTTGCTAAATTATCTGGTTTAGGCACTACTACACGTTGTTGTTGTATATAAGATTGATAGTCTCGGTACATCTGTGTTTTAGTTCCTTTAGGTCCTCCTGTAAACACAAACCCTATAAAATGAATTTGTGGTGTTGAATTAATACAAGCTAGTCTGAGGTCTTGTTCGATAGCTCCACCAATCCCCGTACAATCCACAATAAGCTTATCAGCACCAAGAGCATTAGCAACATCCATAATACGCTGACGTTGAAATGGAATGTCATGACCACCACTTCTAGGGTTGATTTCTTCAATGTATATAAGTCTCGCAACATCTTCTCCGATATTATCCCCCACAGACTTTTCCCGTTGCCATCCTGTAATAACAGTAGAGTTAACAGATTTACCAACATCAACACCGATAGTGATGTTAGGACCGTAATCTCGTCCCGGCTCAAGGGACTCTGGGGTTGTAATTTCGAAGTCATGTAAACACGATTTGATTTTTTCTGGGGTAAATACATTCGATACACTTTCTACAAACTCACATTCATATTCAGTTCTCCAGTAAATGGAATCTTCTCCCCACTCCATCATCTTCTCTAACATTTCTTCTTCAGTATAGGGTGCTGAATAAGCTTCACCTTGTTTAACTGCATCTCTCCAAGTATAGTGTAATCGTGTATATGTCTCAGAATAAGCATCATCATATAGATATCTCCACATATGGTTATCTTTAGACTTTGGTGTACCCAAATTAATGAAAGGTGCTTTATTTGAAACTATAGCAGGTTCAACATTATCCACGAACAATTTATCGTCGATGAGTGGAGACTCATCAACTATACAGAATGTAGGATGTTGTCCTCGTATAGCCTGTCCTTGATTACTAGGCGCCAATGGAGCTCTACGCATCATTGTGCCCCCCTTCATGCGTATATGGGGCTTATTGTGAAATTTATAATTATCTACTAAGCTATCTAGGAATTTATTATCTTTAAAGTTTCTATAGACATAACCAAAGATTAATTGAGCTTGGTCTTCAGAAGGTGCTAAAACAAATATTAAATCTCTAAATCTCTTAAAGAACATGTAAATGGTGACAGCCACAGCTAGGGCGTATGATTTTCCACTACCACGAGGCGCTAAGATAGCTAATTTACGTTGCTTACCGTTTTTAGGTAAGGTAAGTGAACTTACTATAATATCCTCTTGCAGAGGCCTCAGCTTTAAAGCCCTCTGTTTATTATCTATTAGGTACGCTTGACAAAAAGCTCGTACCAGTTTCCTCATTTTAGTTTCACTGGTTCTACACTTCTCGAATATATTCTCTAACTCTCTTGAATCGTAAGTACCTTTACCGGTCAGTGCTGCTTGGAGCTTCTTCGATTCGTTCTTTACTGGTGTCATCTGCTAAATCCTCTAGGAAGGAAGCGAATCCTTCTGTTTTCTGTTCCACTACACTTGGTATTTCAATGTTTAACGCTCTGAACTCCGTATGTATGTCCTTAACGATTGCATTTCTTTGGCGCAGGAGCTCTGTTCGTAAGTTAATATCCCGAATATGTACTGAAATTTCCTCCCACAATATATCTTCAAGAGCAAGATTGCGCGCCAGAAGACGGACAAGTTCTTTATGACGTGCATATTCACTTTCTCCTACCCTCTGACGTAATCTTTGCTCGTATTCCTTTTCGTTCAAAGTCCTTTGCCTTCATCAAGGGCTGATTTGACTTTAGACTTAACCAATGCGGCAAGTTCGTCATCTTTCTCATCCCAAGCTGTGACTAAAACATTTCTCACTAAAGAATCTTTTACGTGCTTTTGCGCTGTTTCATCTAGCTTTTCAAAAGCCTTTAACTGGACTTTTGTTAGGTTCTTGTCAAGTAAATCCATTAACTCTGTTTCATTATTCTTTAAGTATTTAAGAACTAATTCTTTAACTGCTGGTACAGTATATGCAATATAACTTGCCATACCTAATACTAATGCAGCTAATGCCATAAGTAATGGTTCATCCATTAAAGCGTCTAACATTCCAGACTCTTCTACAGTTTCTAATAATGCTGTGATGTTTCCATCTTGACTCGTGTTGTTTGACTCAAGTGCTGTACTATTGTCTGCTGTGTTGTTATTTGTTTCATTCATATGTTTGATATCTCCATATATGTTGGGGCTCCCCTTGGACTCTGGCGTATGCCGTCCTATGAAGCCTTGGCCCTAACGGGCGAGCCCTTAATAATTAGGCAGCCTCCCTATATAAGCCTTACTCTTTTAGAGTAGCTTTATGGGAACGTGCCTGACGTTTACCTATGTGATGACCGTGATATTCTCTACGTTCTATCTCAGATTCAGTAACGTCTCTGATTTGTTTTAATGCAGTCTCTTTAGATATAGCTTTTTTCTCTAGAGCGTGTGTTTTACCACCAACATGGCTGAAGACTTTTTCTCCAGAGCCACTCTTTCTCATTGTTAGAGTTTTATCTATATTGTATTTTTTATTTTGACTAACCATCTATGGCTCCGGTAAATCTTCTTCTTCACCAGTCATTCTAACATTATTTATCCATTTAACACTTACTGGTTCTTCTCTTGGTTCAATTCTACCTGTACCATCAGAAGCCATGTATTGTTGTTCTTTCTCGTTGCCGGGAGCGAATATAGTTTCATTCTTGGTTATTGGAAATCCTCTCATGGATTTCTTAGCTTCCATAGCAGCTATATCATCTTCGCTAGGTTTTGAAAAATCTAACTTCATGTCTGGATTATTCTTAGCAAAGTGCTCACCTTTGAGTTCAGGGTCTCCGTAATGCCTTGGCATTATTCTTCCTCCCCGCTAGAGGCACAGCAACAGCCGTGCTCTTCTTCTGCATCAGTGCAGTCGTCCAAGCAGCAGTCTAATTTAAGTAATAGTCCTTCTATCACTTCATGTAGCCCTGCTACTTGTTGGCTTAGTTCTTGTAGTTCGAAATCGTTCATTTTTTACTCTCCATCTTATGTTCTTGTTCTTGTGCTTTAGATTCCATCATTTGAGCCTGTTTCTGAGTTGAGTCATTATAGTCGATAACAGCTTGTGCTTTTATCTTATAGAACGCAGTCTTTTCTGCTTGTTCTTGTTTCCAAACATCTAATGCATCTTTAATGATAAGAAGCGCTGGGCCTCCTAGTATAGCTATTAAAGTTGTATATGCTTCAATGTTTTCAAGAACAGACGAGTTATTAAGTCCGGTGTGTATAACAAACCCTGCAAAACCAACCCAAAGTAAAACTAAAGGTACAGCAATCATAAACATAAAAATATCGTTAAATGTTACACCTTCTCCTTTTTCTTTACTCATTATAGGTTTCTCCTTTTCTTTTTTTGGGACTCTCTTTGGTAATGTAATAGTAGGGGTTGCTCGTCGTAATCTTTTTATTGCTTGGCGCGCAAAATTCAAAACTACTCCTAGTGCGACCATAACACTTATTAATGCCATAGCTATACCTAAAAAGGTTAGTATGATTAAAAGTGTTTCTAATATCATTCATTCTTCCTCCATGAATCCTATCGACTCCATTTCTTTCATTTTCATTTTATGTATCATTTCTTTTATGTCATCTACTTCAGACATAATTTTAGCTAACATGTTTGTTAAGACTAACATCTTTTCAGCCTTCATTCTTCCTCCAGTGTAATAT